AGATCCTTGGGTTGTTGAAGAAGTGGAGTTTGAGCGTTGGAAGCATAGAAAGGCTTTAACGCGGGACCAGCTGGACGCGTCTGAGGCGGTTGCCAAAGCGCGGCTTACACTTCAAGGAGCAAGGAGAAAGTACGGATGATGACCGTGTATGGGATTCGTGACAAGGTTGCTGAGACTATTGGGCAGCAGGTGTGGCTTTTTAAGGCCGACGCCGCTGCTATTCGTTTTTTTCATGATGTGCTTAGCGATTCTAAGAGTTATCCCGCGAATCATCCTGACGATTATGATCTTGTTGTTCTTGGTGTGTTGTCGGATGACGGGGTTATCACTACGGACGGGTGTCCGGCTGTGATTTTTTCTGGAACGCAGTGGAAGCAGGCGAAGTTGGCTGCGGAAGCTGCCAAACTCGATGAGGCGATTGGCTGATGTCGTATCAACTTCCGGCACGTAAACTTGCGAGTCAGCAAGATAGTGCTATGATTCAGCGGCCTGATGTGCCGCGTTCAAAGTTTCTTGGGTCGTTTACTCGTAAAACGACGTTTAATGCGGGTGTGATTGTTCCGTTTCTAGTTGATGAAGTGCTGCCGGGTGATCATCTGAAGTATGATTGCACGGCGTATGTGCGTATGGCAACGCCATATTTTCCGATGATGGATAATCAGCGGATAGATACGCATTTCTTTTTTGTTCCGAATCGTCTGGTGTGGAGCGAGTGGCGTAGATTTATGGGTGAGCAGACGAACCCAGATACGTCAATCGATATTACACTGCCTGCTGTTAATTTGCGTACTGATACGGCAGTTGGTTCAATTGCTGATTATTTTGGTTTACCGCTTTCACCGCAGATTACGCAGAATGCGCCCGTGAATGCGTTGCCGTTTCGTGCATATAATCTTATTTATAACGAGTGGTTTCGTGATGAGAATTTGGTGAATTCGGCTCATCAGTATAATGGTGATGCTGATGAGCTTATTAACGGTACGAATTATGCTGTTAGGCGTCGTGGTAAGAGTCAGGATTATTTTACGAGTGCTCTACCGTGGCCCCAGAAGTTTACTGCTCCGTCGATTCAGTCGGCGGTTAGTGGGCTTGGTATTGCTGCCGCTGACTTGAATGTTGGTACTGGTCCTATTGGTGCTGTTATTGATACGTTTTCGCAGCCGAATAATACGTCATATTCGAATGCGTATGATGGTGCGACGGTGCCGTATTGGATGAAGGCGACGGCTGCGGGTTATCCGCAGGTGTATGCTGAGGCATCTGTTAATTCATTCCGGCAGGCTTTTCTTGTGCAGCAGCTGCTGGAGCGAGATGCTCGTGGGGGCACTCGTTATACTGAGATTGTTCGTTCCCATTTTGGTGTTGTTTCTCCAGATGCTCGTCAACAGCGTCCTGAGTATATCGGTGGCGGTTCTTCGTCGCTTAATATTACGCCAGTAGCGCAGACTACTGGCGGCGCTGGTGTTGTTGGTGTTCTTGGTGCTGCTGCTACGTCTGTTGGTAAGCATATGGCGTCATATGCGTCGACAGAACATGGGTATATTATTGGTCTGATGTCTGTTCGTAGTGAGCTGTCGTACAATCAGGGTGTACCGCGAACGTTCAGTCGTTCAACTCGGTATGACTTTTATTGGCCTTCGTTGGCTGGCCTTGGTGAGCAGGCGATTTTGCGAAAAGAGATTTTTGCTACCGGAAATGCGGCGTCTGATGATGCAGTGTTTGGTTATCAGGAGCGCTGGCATGAGTATCGCACGCGGTATTCTGATGTTACTGGTCGTTTTCGTACCTATGTGAGTAATAATTTGGCGGCGTGGCATTTGACGCAGAATTTTGCGTCTACGCCGGTTCTTGGTCAGACGTTTATTGAGGATACACCGCCTATGGCGCGTGTGCTTTCCGCGGGTGGTGAAGCCGCTACGCAAAATATTGAATATTTGGCTGACATTCTTATTCAGCGTGAGGCGGTTCGTCCGCTGCCGATGTTTGGGACGCCTGTAACGCTTGGGCGGTTCTGATGGCGTTTCCCGCGATCCTGACGACGATTGGGAAAGCGGTTGGTAAGTTTGCTCCCGCCGCCTTAGATATTTTAGGGCGGCGGCAGCAAAACCAAGCGCAGCGTATGGAAGCGAGGCGAGCTGAAGCTTTTGCCGAGCGTATGTCGAATACGCAGGTGCAGCGTCGTAAGGCTGATCTCGAGGCTGCTGGTTTTAATCCTGCGTTGGCGTTTGGTGATAGCGCGAGTTCCCCTGGGGGAGTGCAAGCGCAAATAGGGGGAGAGCTTGGTGGTGCCGTGTCTTCGGCACAGGCTGCCGCGATGAATCGCGCGCAGCTTGAGTTGGTGCGTAAGCAGATGGAGATTGCAACTCAGCAGGGTATTAAGGCGAAAGCCGATGCTGATGTTGCTGGTTTTGATGCCCAGAAGCGTTCTGTGGAACAGCAGGTGTGGAACGCCATTGCGACTGGGCAGAAGGTTAATTTGGATTCGCCGTTGGCGAGAAGTATTGCGTCGCAGTTTGAGGCGACGAGTATGGCTCCTGATTCTATTCGGGCGAGCAATTCGGCGTTGGCTGCGCAGGCTAATGCGTCTCGCACGAGTGCGGCTATTCAGGAGTTTGATCGTAAGTTTTTGGAGCAGATGCAGACGGATAAGGGTAATGTCTCCAAGATGTTGAACATGTTACTTCCTATTCTGAGGATGTTTAAATAATGGCGTTTTCAATGGAAGATTTAGAGAAGATTGCCGCGAAAGAAGTAGTGTGTGATGTGGTGTGTAGTGTGGATGAGGATATGACGCGGCAAGAGTTTAAGGATGAGTGTGATGTAAATCACATTTTGCGTCAGCATGGTTATATGGTGCGACCTGTTCAGTATGGGGAGCATAATTTTGATGATGATTTGACTGCTCAGATGCAGTCTAGGTCTGTCTTTCAGTTGTGGTACGACTCGGCTCCGTCCGATGTGCGCGATGCGTACCCCGATTTGGGGTCGTTTTTGGCCGCATTTGGCTCAGGAGCGTTTAAGACAGGGCTGGCAGGGGTGGAGGTACCCTCCACGCCTGATAGCCCTGCGCCAAGCCAGCCGGAGGCTGGCGCGGCAGGTTAGCACGTATACTATACTTGATAAATACGTGCTAACTGACAGCTTTTCACTATTTACCCAGAGGGTACGGCGATGCGACGGATGGGAGCAGGTAAGGGGCGGTCCGCAAAGCGGTTTAAGGCCCGTGCAGGGAAGACGATGGCGCTCAATCTTCGGAATCCGCTGCGAGGCGGTTGGAGGCTGTAACCGTGGCGTGCCATCATCCGTTTCGGATGTGGCGACATGACGGCAAGGTTACGCTACGGAGGCCAGAGTCTGATGATCGCGAAGCGATGGATATGCCGTGTGGTGGCTGTCTTGGTTGCCGTATGGACCGAGCTAGGTCGTGGGCTATCCGTAATCGTTTGGAGTTGGCGAATCATGCGAAAGCGTGCTGGACTACACTCACGTATTCGGATGAGAACTTACCCGCGTATCGGTCCATTAGGCGAGATCATCTCTCCGGCTACATTAAGCGTTTACGAGCGCGTTTGTCGTCTGAGAAAATCCGATTTTTTGGTTGCGGAGAGTATGGCGAGCGTGGTGGGAGACCTCACTACCACGCGATATTGTACGGCATCGATGGTTCAGAATCCTCGATCCGTAAGGCTTGGCCGTTTGGGCATGTTGGAGTACATGCGTTGACCCCTGCTGCGATTAAGTATGTCGCGGGTTATTGTTCCAAGAAAGAGGGGTGGCATGGTGAATTTCGGGAGGTACTTGACGTAAGTACTGGTGAGTATTACGGTAGAGAAGCGCCGTTTTTGTTGATGTCCAGGCGTCCTGGCATTGGCGGAGAGGCGCGTAAGCATTACTCGAGTTGGGCTCGGTATGCGGTGATGGATGGGACGAAGTTTCCCGTACCTCGGTATTTGCATGAAGCGTTTAAGAAGGACGCAGATCCGCAGCTGGTAGAGGAAGTGCAGTTTGAGCGTTGGAAGCATCGAAAGGCGTTAACGCGGGACGAGTTGGACGCGTCCGAGGCGGTTGCCAAGGCGCGGCTTTCACTTCAATCAGCAAGGAGAACTTACGGATGATGATTTATGGGATTCGCGACAAGGTCGCGGAGACACTTGGGCAGCAGGTGTGGCTTTTTAAGGCCGACGCCGCTGCTATTCGTTTTTTTCACGATGTGTTGTCTGATCCTAAAGGTTATCCTGCGAACCATCCAGATGATTATGAGCTGGTGGTGTGTGGTGTCCTTGCTGATGATGGACAGATTACTACTGACGGGTGCCCGTCGGTGATTTTTACTGGCACGCAGTGGAAGCAGGCGAAGGATGCTGCTGAGGCTGCTAAACTTGATGAGGCGATTGGCTAATGGCTGGGTATCAGCTTCCGGCGCGGAAACTTGCGAGTCAGCAAGATAGCGCGATGATTCAGCGGCCCGATGTGCCGCG